TGTAAAACTAGATGATTTAGCAATTTTTGATTTAGAATACATTTTTCTCCAAATTCGTGCTGTGTCGATTGGTGAAATTGTAGAATTGTCAATTACATGTCAAGATGATGGATCTACAAAAGTTCGTTATAATCTTAATTTGTTAGAAGTTCGAGTTCAAAAACCAGAAGGGCATTCTAATAAAATTATGTTATCTGATGATATGGGAATTGTGATGAAATATCCAAAATTTGATACTTTTGTTACTGGATCTATTATTGGGATACAACCAACTGCTGATTCTATAATTGATATTATTTCTGGTTGTATTGATCAACTTTTTGATGGTGAAGATGTTTACGATAGTTCTACTACTTCAAAAAAAGAATTTGTAGAATTTTTAGAAAATCTTACTAATAGTCAATTTGAAAAAATTCAAAAATTCTTTGAATCTGCTCCTAAACTAGAGCACACCATAAAAATACAAAATCCAAATACTGGTGTTGAGAATGAGGTCGTATTTTCCGGGTTATCAAGTTTTTTCGGATAGCACTCTTCCATAATACTTTGGAGGGGTACTACAAAACTAACTTTGCTTTGATGCAGCATCATAAATATAGTTTAAGTGATGTTGAAAATATGATGCCATTTGAGAGGCAAGTATATGTTTCTTTATTGATGCAACACTTAGAACAAGTTAAACAACAAAACGAAGCCGCCGCTAAACAACGATAATGGCACACGGATCTTTAAACCCAACAGATTTAAGAACTGAGAGAAATCTTCTCGGTAGTATTGCTAGTGCTATTGGTGATAGAATAGGAAACTCATCAAACATGGCTCGTAAAGAGCGTGCTTTTGCTTCAAAAAAAGCAGAAGATGGTGGCACATCCTTAGAAGAAGCAGGAATTGGTAAAGGATATTTCTTTAAGAGAGCATTAGGATCTAGTTTTGGTGGTGATAGAATTGCCAGGACTAGAGGTAGATTTGAATCTGATCCTGGTCCTGGTAGAGATCCTACAGGATCTCAGGCATCTCGTTTTCGTGGTGGTTTTGATTATAACGTTTCAAATGAGATTTTTTCTCCTGCTGAAGATGGTGGTGGGTTAGCATCTTTTTTTGGTGGAGTTGCTCAGGCAGGTGGCGGAGTTGCTCAAAACTTATTAGAAGCAGGACCACAAGCAATTAATCCTGAAGTTCTTGGTGGAGAAGTTGCCAAATACCAAGGAACTAAAACTAATGCTGCTGGATTTAGTAGTGTTAATACTACAGCAACTGAAATTAAAGATATTGCTGGTATTTTAAATCAAATTGGGCAAATAATTGTTAGATCCAATAATACCACTGTTCAAGCAATTGATAGTGTACAAAGAATAAATGTAAAAGTAGTTGATAGTGTTCAAAGTTTAGGACAACTTCAGGTTGGTATTGCGGAGCGTCAATTACAACAGCAAATGCTGATTGCTTCAAATGCAGAGAATACACAAGAAAAAATTGCTTCCAGGCAATTAGCAGCTGCTGAAAAATCAAATATGTCTCTGCAACGTAAGTCTAGTGGAGATTTAGATCCTGAAGGATCTGGTTTTGAAGGTCCTCAAGGTGGAATTCTTGGTAACATGCTTGGTGGCATGGGAAATCTTTTAGATACTGGATTGAGTATGCTTGGTGGTGGTCGCCGTGGTCGCCGTCGTGGTCTTGGTAGAATGAGTCGTGCTGGGAGAAGAGCACAAAGAGCATCAGGATTATCTACTGCTAATGCTGGGGGACCTGGTATCCGTGGAATGAATTTCCGCAACAACGGTATGACTGGTAGTAAGTTATCTATTAATAGAATTTTTGCTGGCACTGCTGGTCCAGGTGATGCGCTTGGTACAGCACAAAACGATATAACAAAGAGATACGCTCAAAGATATGGTCAAAAAGCTGCCATGAAACGCTTTGGCGCAGAAGGTTTGGAAGCAGCAGGAATGGGTCTTGCTAAAGGAGCAAGAGTGATGAAGTTCTTGAGTCCTGTATTAAAGAGAGTTCCTATAGTTGGTGGTCTATTAGATTTTGGTATAAGTCTTGCTTTGGGAGAATCGGTTGGTAGAGCAGCAGCAAAGGCAGTTGGTGCTACACTTGGTGCTGGTCTAGGATCGTTTGTTCCAATTCCTGGTGTTGGCACTATTCTTGGTGGTATTGCTGGTGATTTAGTTGGTGGAGCAATTTATGATGCTTTAACCGGTGGAAATAAATCTAGCAACTCTAACTCAGAGAGTTTGACTCCATTTGCTTCTGGTGGTATTGTTACTAAACCAGTTGCTGGTCTAGTTGGCGAAGCTGGTCAAGAAGGTGTTTTTCCACTTGAAGGTGCTAGAGGTAGAAAAACATTTCTTATGTTTGGTGAAGGTATGTTAGAGGCACAAAAAAATAACAAAAGAAAATATGCCGAACTACAAGCATCGGGATTCTCTGAGTATTTTGATAAAAAACCATGGTGGAAAGGACTATTAGATGCACTTGGCAAACTCTTACCAAAATGGATGAGAGGTGGTGGAGATGACGATCGCGATCGTACTCCTGGCGGTGGTGGAGACATTGATGTATCTAAACTTGCTGGTGATACCCCAGAAGCAAAAGCATGGTTGGCAGCAATTAACGCTACAGAAGCGGGTGGTAAAGATAGATATAACACAATAGTTGGTGGTGAGGTTGTTCCTGAATTGACAAAAATGACAATGCAGGAAGTTTATGATATGGCGTATGGAAGTTCTATTGGACAAGGATTCTTGCCAGAAAGATTTGGCGGTAGAAAAGTTAAATATGCTTCCCCAGATGGTACAGTATATTCTTCTCATGCTGCTGGTGCTTTCCAATTCCATCCAGGTACAATGATGGCGAGAGTGAAGGACGCAGGAATGGATCCAACAACAACTTTATATACTCCTGAAAATCAACAAAAACTTGCTTTAGCTCATTTGATGAGTCTTGGTGTTGATCCAAATAAAGCAATGGATTCTGCTTCGTTATCAAAAGCTGGATCAATGGCAGGATGGCAAGGACTTTCTGTGGAAAACAATCATATTACAGAATCTGGTGCTATGAAACTGTATAGTGATATGCTGAAGAAAGCAAACTCTGGAAGTGGGCAATTTGGTGATTTAACTACAACTCCTCCAATTAATCCTTTATCAGCATTAATGGATCCAGTAGAAGACAAAAGTGATAATCTTTTTCTGAAGTCTTTTATGATACAACAGCAGGAAAAGCAACTTCAACAAAATCCATTTGTTATTACAGTGCCAGCACCCACCACACAATCATCCACGCAAGAATCTCAAGCTACTACCTCAATGGCAACTCTTGGATCTAGCGGGCACGGTTTGGTTGCTTTCGCAAATATTGCTGCTATAAAATAATCATGGTAGTATCAAATCCAACTGACTTTACGCTAACAAAAGTTATCATTTATCCAAATGGTGATAAAAAACCACGTCCTATTACGGGACTAGTCAATCATATAGAATACGTAGAAAATATTGCTTTTCCTTTTTTATCAGCAAAAATGAGGGTTGTTGATAGTGCTGGATTGCTTATAGGTCTTCCAATACAGGGTGGGGAGAAAGTAATAATAGAAGTTAATTCTACCGCATTTAAAAAAAAGATAGAATACGAATTTGTAATTTGGACTGTACAAAATAGATTTGCCCAACAGAAAAAACAGTCATATGATATTGGTTTAGTTTCTGCTGAAGCATTAATAAATGAAGTTACCAGAATCAATAAACCATTATTTGGAAATTCTGAGAGTATTATAAATGATCTTCTTGTTAATTCTTTAAAGACGACAAAAACAGTATATTCGGAACCATCAAAGTTTGAGACAAAGATGATTCCAAGCAGAAAAAGACCGTTTGATTTAATTGCTGATCTTTCTGTACGAAGTGTATCTCCGCAAACAAATTATAGTTCTAGTAATAGTTCAAATAATAATGAATCAGAGCAGCAAATTAAAGGATCCGGTGGATTTTTCTTTTGGGAAACAATCAGAGGATATAATTTTTTTGCTGTCGATTCTTTATGTGCTGATGATAATAGCGAATTAAAATCAAAAAAATTAGATTCACAAACGTGGGGAGAATATGTAGAGAGATTGGGCAACCAGGAAGATGGTGATACTAGATTTCAAATTTTGGAATCAAATTTTGCGTCTGAAATTAATCTGCTCGTTTCGTTACGTAAAGGAAAATATTCTTCCATGATGGTGTTCTTCAACCACTCCACGGGACAGTATGAAGAATATGTTTACAAGATCAAGGATAGTTATGATAATATGGCACATCTTGGTGGTCAAGAAGGAATTACTTTGATTCCAACAAATCAGATTGAATTATCTGATTATCCGAGTAGAGTGATGTCTATCTACTTGGATCACGAATCATGGTATAACGAAAAAACCCCTGCTTCACCAGACCCAAAAGACGGTAGTTCAAGTCCTACAAAATTTGCCGATTGGCAGAAATTTTACTCCGCACAGTCTATTGCGAGATATGAGTTATTGAATAATCAATCATGTACTCTTGTGATACCTGGAAATCCAGATATTTGTGCCGGAGATAAAATTGATATTAGGTTAGTAAATAAAGCACCAACAGTCGAAGGAAAAAAGGAACCATTTGACTCAGAAAGTAGTGGAGTTTACTTAATCTCAGAAGTGGCACATTTTTATGATACTACAGCAGGTCCTGGTGGTAAGTTCACAACAACTCTCAGACTTATGAGAGATTCATATGGTCTTAAAGATAGACCATCAAACCACGGCACTAAATAAAAACGTAGAAGCAATTACTTATGGAAAACATCGAAGCCCACATTGCTAAGGATAAAGAGATCCTTGACAATCCTATGACTTCTCCTAACCAACGTCGTCATATTGAAGGCGAACTTCATGAATTAGAGGATTATGTAGAACATCACAAAGAAGAAATTGAAGCAGGAGATCATCACGATCCAACTGCACTCGAACTTTATTGCGATCAAAATCCATCAGAATTAGAATGTTTAATTTACGATGATTAATTAATATGGACCAACTATTATCACAGTTGATTCCTACTCAGCGCATTGGATCCGATGGTTTCAATTGGTGGGTGGGTCAAGTCGAACAAACTGCCGCAGAAGAAAAAACTAACAAAGGCGGTTATCGTTTTAAAGTTCGTATCGTAGGAGATCACCCTGAAAGTAAGGAGATCCTTGATACGCCAGACTTGCCATGGGCAAATGTGATGATGCCAGTCAATGTGCCCTTTATGCCTGGTAATGTTGGTGGAGCACATCCACAACTTATTAAGGGATGCTGGGTTGTTGGTTTTTACTTAGACAACTTAAAGCAGAAACCCATTATCATGGGTTCTATTGGACAAACTCCTGGTGCTACAACTATCTCTAAGAGTGAGAGACCTAATGGCAGCACAGCTTTTGGAACAGTCAATAATACAGTTGATAATCCGGTAAATCCTGTTACGGACGGACAACCAGCACCAGAAAATCCTGAAGGTGGACAAGGAGAAGCAAACAAAACTACTGGTGCTTTGCCAACTGGTGATGATACAGTCCCAATACCCCCAAGAATGCTGAGGGGTCGGGATGATGAAAAATGGTGTCAATCTGTAGCAGAAAAATGTGACAAACAAAATCTAACTGACAAAACCAAAATTTTACTTGGTGAATTTTTAAATGAAGTTCAGAAAAATAATGGAAATATTGGCACGTATTTAATTAGTCCTATTAGTGGAACAATTAATAGTGGTATTGGCATAGCAAGAAAGTATGTCAATAAGTTTATGAGTGTGATCAGGCATTTTATCGCAAAAGTAAAAGGTTTTGTACTTGAGAAACTCACTAATGCAGTTAAGGATCTAATTAAAGCAGTATTATATCCAAATGAAACTGGAAACGCTCTTACTCCAGTTACAGAATGGTTCAATAATCTTCTTAAAGATCTTGGATGTAAAATGGCAGATCTTGGAGACCGGTTAGCGGAATTCTTGACAAACGTTTTAATGGGTCTAATTAATCAAGTTTATCGTGCTGCAGCATGTCAAGTAGATACATTAGTAAATGGTATTCTATCAAAAATCAATTCCTTGATGGAAGAGATTTTAGGAAAAGTTCTTGGACCTATTCAGGATATTCTTGGTGCTATTGCTGGACCACTTAATATTTTAGGTGGAGCAATTAATTTTGTATTAAATTTGCTTGGTATTTCTTGTTCTGGACCTAATAATGAATGTGCCGGATATAAGCAAATTTGTACAGATGGAGAGAAAAAAGATAAAGAGGATAAAAAAGGAAATGATTTCTTAGATGATCTTCTTTCTAATATCGATAACTTATTTCCTACCACAGGAGCTGATTTTAATCAGTATACTTGTGACGATGCTTATACTGGGAAACCGTTATCTATTACAACAATTGGATTTACTGGAGGAGTTCCTCGTTATAGTGATAAACCAACAAAATCACCAAAAATTGTTTATACGATATCTGATATTATTGTTGAGGAAGGATTTAATGCTGTATTTGAGGTAACTAGAACAGGATTTATTGAATCTGCTTCATCTGTAACTTATAAAACATCCAAGAAAGGAACTGCTACTCCAGATGAAGATTACTTACCTGATAATGGTATTCTTGGATTTGCTCAAGGAGAAACTGTAAAAAGAATTAGTATTAGAACTTTCTATTCAGAGGAAAAAGAAGGTGATGAAGACTTTTATGTCATTCTAAAGATAAACTCTCCGGGTGAAGGTAGTAGAGTTAGATCTAGACTTATAAAAAATGTTGGTAGGTGTGTGATTACAGAGCGTAATATAAAAGAACCAGGAAATCCATACTCTCCTAGACCATTAAATCCCAATCCAATTATACCTGATATTTTTCCACCTGAAGTAGTAGAAGATATTCCTACTCCACCTCCTGATGATACACCATCTCCTGATGATGACCCATTTTCTGATGGCACAACAGATGATACAACAAATGATACTCCACCTTCATATGAAGTAATTGCTGATAAGGTATCTGTCAAGGAAGGTGATTTTGTGACATATACAATTACTACAGAAAATGTAGAAAATGGTACATATGCATACTATACATTAACAGGTGATATTGAATCTGATGATATTATTGGTGGAAAAACAACAGGTATTTTTGTTATTAATAATAATACTGCTGAAGTAATAATTGGAATTTCTGAAGATTCTTTAGATGAAGATGAAGAGTTACTTACATTCACTGTAAATGGAACTGGTGCTACTGCAAATGTGCTGGTGGTGCCGGAAATTAATACTGAACCACCAGAAGATGATGGTGAGGGTGATACTCCAGGAACAACCACAGATGAATTTATTGTTCCGGAAGTTATTCCTGAAACTATTATTACAGATGATAATGGAGGAATTATTGAAATACCTATCAGTCAACCTGGAGATCCCTGGGCAGAACCACCATATGTCTTTATTGGCGGTGAAGGAATTGGTGCTGTAGCAACTCCTTTACTAGATCAAGATGGATTTATTACAGAAATTCGTATTAAAGCATCTGGATATGGTTATAAATTAAATCTTGCTAATGAATCTGGCGTTCGTTGTATTATTGATGCATTTACTATAATCCGCCCCGGAATTGGATATACATCAGAACCTGATATGTATATAAATGGTGAACTTGGTGTTGCGGAAGCAGTTATCAACGAAGATGGATTTGTCGTTGGCGCTAGAATTTTAGATAGACAATTGACATTTGAAAAATTCCCTGAGATTGTAATCGTTGGTGGCGGTGGATATGGTGCTAAACTATTACCATCTTTCAGATGCCTAGATACTGAAGCACTTACTACAGTTGGATCTACTAAGATCGGAACTGGTCGTTATATTGATTGTCCATAATGTCACACGCTGTACCCGCTAATGAATACCCTACAGGTATCTTCAAACAAACCACGGCAGATGAAACACAGAACTTAAAAGATGGTCCTGTCTTCACAACATGCTGGAAAGGTGTGTTGACTCGTTCACAGATTTATGAACGTATGTATCCTGATGGTCAGACATCAACGCTAAGAATAGATGGTCCCGAAGGCACTGCTGGGTTTCTTTCACTTCAAAACAATGGATCTATTGTTATTGTTACTGGAGAAAAAAATGTAGAAAAAGGTGCTTCTAGTGGAAAATTGTGTATACACACTCATGGACAGCAACAAAAACATGAACAAGTAACTCACATTGAATATAATTGTGGTGATGATGGTCATGAAGCACTAAACATTATTGCATATGGAGATATTGTAGAAGAAGCTACCGGTAGTGAAAGACATATTAAAGCACAGAAAATTGTTATTACTGCCGAAGAAGAATTATTTTTGATTGGAAAATCACAAGTATTCATTCAGGCAGGATCTAATGGTGGTGGTACTATTCAAATGAGTGCTGGCACTATTGAGCAAATTGTAGACAATAAAAAAGATATTATCTTTGGTCAGAAGATGACATTTGGTGCTGGTGAAGAAACATCTGTACAGTTTGACCCTAGAGCATCACAAAACATTGTTTCACCTGGACATGTTAATTGGTCTATTCTTGGTGATTATAAGCAATGGGTTGGTGGCATAGCACAAACTGTCATTGCTGGAAAACCATCAGTGCCACCGTTAATTAAAGCAAGAGATACTTCTTATAGTGTTAATACTGTTATTGGTGGTGTTTCAATTAAAGCAACAGATGCTATTGCCACGACAGCAGGTGGAGCAATCGTATCAGCAGCAACTGGTGCATCAACAATGACTTCTACCGGACCAATGATTGTTGGTTCCACTGGAGCAATGACTATTGCTGGTGGTGGTAACGTTACAATGTCGGCATTAGGAAACGTTACAATCACAGGCGCATTAATTTTACTTAACTAAACGATCACTGATACTGATAGTAAACTGGCACAAGCCCCATTGCTTTTAGGGTTATGGTGTGATAAATTACTCTTGTAGCAAATCAGGCGAGTGCCGCAATTACTTGCATAACCTGGTTGACGCATCGAGCGTCTTCTGCTATAATATATTCATGCGATCGGGAGTCGAACCGATCCATCATCTGCGGGTATAAATTCCGCAAGTAAACAAAGGTAATTAAACAACAATGATCAAATCTGTATTCGCAGCAACCGCTGCCCTGTCCGTCTCTGCTGGTGCTGCTTTCGCAGGACCCTACGTTAACGTAGAAGCCAACTCCGGTTTCACGGGATCCAGCTACAACGGAACCGCGACTGACCTTCACGTAGGTTATGAAGGCGCTCTTGGCGAGAACGCTTCATACTACGTCCAAGGCGGCGCTACTGTAGTCTCTCCTGATGGTGCTGAGAGCGACACCGTTCCTTCTGGTAAGGCAGGCGTTGGTATCGGTTTGACCGATGCTCTTGGAGCATATGGCGAAGTCTCCTTCGTTGGTAGTGGCGACAGCGACATCGACCGTGGTTATGGAACCAAACTCGGTTTGAAGTACAGCTTCTGATAAATAACGTTGAGACCTTTCGTGCGGTCTCTACGAAAGTCGGAACACCCAAGGGGACCTTCGGGTCCCTTTTTTCATGGTTCTAAATAATTACGTGGAAATGAGTGCCGTATGTTATCTACACAATATAGACTACGACTAGAATTTATTTGTAAACGTATCGCAAATAATGATGATGTAAAACTAGATGATATGATCTGGGCACAGAAACTTGCCAAGGCAAATACATCTGCTAATGAGATGTTAAAGATGGCAAGACGCCAAGCATCACAAAACATTGAAGAGGGTAGCACAGACGATTTTCTGAATAGGATGGGTTTAGGTGATCCCGATCCATCCAACCACAAGAAGGGATTTACTGATGCTGACGATATTAAGAATTGGTTTCAGCAAGACAAACCTGATGATTGGAGACAAAGAGACTAATGCCAAGTGAATTTGATTACGTCGAAGCACCTACAGAGGGTGAAGTTGACAAATGGGGGTTTACAATCAAACCTACTATCAGTGATACTGAACTAATTCTTAGGTGTCTGCGAAATGCTCCTTGTGGTTGCGACAAGAAGCAAGTTGAAAGATTAATTAAACAATACCATGACTAAGAAACAATACAAACAATTGCTACTGGACCACTTTACAGAGCAATTAGATAAACTCACAGCAAAGGAACTCAAAGAACTTGCTGCGAGACACACATGAAAGATTATGTCTGTATCCCCATGTGGGATCCTATTTACGAGATGATGCGCTATTATTGGGTACACAAGTCAGAAAAGGATCCCGAGCAATTCGTGAAAAATCTTAACCCAGAGCAAGAACTGCTATGAGTAGCAAGATGATGTTCCTAGTTGATGCTGGCAATGGCAGATGCATCACTCACGATGGATACATTCAACTCGGTAGTTTCTCCCATAGTGTAGAGAAGCATCTTGAGCTATGTCCCGAACAAGAATGGCAGGTAACATACTGGATGCCTGATCCATTCTATATGAGATACCCACGACCAAACTATCAGCATACTATGAAGGCGAACGAAGGTTCTCCTAAGACTGATAATGCTACTGATAGTAGACCAAGAGACTTCCCAGATCAAGCAGAAAATCGATTGGAGAGAACATTATGAAGATGTGGGAGACAAAATGCTCCAGTTGTGGTAATATGGTGCCAGCGAATCAGTGTCCTCAACTTGGATGCTATGTCCCTTCTAAGGGCAAATACGAAAACTCTTTATGTAAACCCTGTTGGTTAATGAAAAAATTATGGAAGTAAACAAAATCGACACCCAGGGCATGAGTCTTCCTGGTAAATCAAAGAAACCAAGTAGTTATGCTCCTATGCCAGTGAAAATTCGTACAATCTTCACTGAAGAAGAACGTATGGAGTTGAAACAAATTATTCATGAAGCACTTGACGAGAGGGAACAAGCATGAAGTTTAAAGCATTAGTATTCATCCGACTGAGATCACAGGTTGATGACTCACCAGGTAATGCTGTGAGAGACGCCTGTAAGCGATTGTCTGAGTTAGACATCAAGAAATTGAGATTGGGTAAGGTGATTGATGTTTGGTTGGAAGCAGAGACCAGAGAGTATGCTGAGAAAGAACTCGAAATGCTATCTGATAGATTCCTTGCCAATACAGTCATGGAAGACTGGGACTACGAATTGACTGAGATTGAAGACTTTCCTAAAGGTATTGAATAATGGATGATT